GGTTTGTCCTCATCAGCGCGCGGGAGATCTTCCGCGTCATCGGCTTCATCCTCGGTCTCTGGTTGGTCTCCCTCGGCCAGTACGGCCTGAACGCCTTGCGCGGGCGATCCCGGCCGACGGAAATCGAGGCCCAGCGCGCGCTCGCGGTCCCGTTCAGCGGCAATCTCACGATCGACCTGCTCGGCGTCGTAGCCGCGCTCGGCGATGGCTTGAGTGCGGGATTTTAGCCCGGCCTCGATCTGGGCGATCTCGGCATTGGCGTCTTTCAGCGGATCGACCCAGTCCCATTTCGTGGGGAGCCAGTCGGCGGCCAGCATGCGCGGGCGGTCTGCTTCATAGCCGGGCAGGGGTAGCGCGCCGGACAGCACCGCCAGATCAAGCCAGCGCGCGTAGACCGGGCGGCAGAGCTGATAGACCATCACCGAATGCTGCCAAGCCGAGACGCGGCGGCGGAATTCGATCAGCGCAAGGCGCGAGTTCGAGAAGTTCCCCTTCACCATGTCATTGGCGAGGTAGGGGTAGGGGATGCCAAGTGCTGCCGAGATCTGCAGCAGCGTCCTGTACTGGAACGGCTCATAGGTTGCCCCGCTATCAGCTGGTTGGCCCACGGTCACATCCTCACCTGGATCCAGCCGGACGATCTGGCCCGGACTGATCTCGACGCCTGACGGCACCTCTTCGTCGTCCAAGGGCGCCAGTGGGTTCTCCGGGGCAGGCGAGGTGACGAACATCGCATACATCGCCGCGACCTTTTTTCGGTCGAGTTCGGCATCGTCATATTGATCGAGCAGGAAGAGCTTCACGATCGCCGGGGCGAGTTTCGACACACCGCGCAGTTGTCCGCCCTCGACTGGGTCAATGACGTGGATCACCTCCGAGGCGGGAACGCGCACAATCTCACCCGAGAGACCCGGATCGGTGCTGTCGCCCGGATGGCGACGGAAGAAGTGATAGGCCACCCGCCGCCCGATCCGGTCGAACTCGATCCCCTGGCGGATCGCGTTGCCGTTGCGCGCCACGCCGGTTTCATGCAGCGGCAGCATTTCCGAGGGCAGCATCTGGAGTTGGAGCGGTACCGTGAGGCCATCCTCGACCCGCCGCGGCCTGATCCGAACAAAGACTTCACCTGCCAGGAACACCTCACGCGCGGCGCGGCGCTGCAATCCGTAGAAATCTGTCAGTCCCTCGGCATCCGCCTCATCGGTCCAGGCGAGCCAAAGCCGCTGCAGCTCTTCTTTCCGGGCGGCATCGGCCAGTTTCGAGATCGGTTTGATGCCGTCGCCCACGGTATTGGCCGCCCAGCTTTCGACCGCATTCACGGCATAACCGTTGTTGCGCACCAGCCAGCGCGCGCGGGCGGTGATGTCAGGCCCGGATGCCGCGATCAGCGCGTTGACATGTGCGCGCGTGGCCTGGAACCCGCGCAGGCGTCGGTGGTGCTGTCCCGCATCGAAGCCGCCAATGAAGGCGCCTAAGCGCTGCCGCCAGTTCATCACAGATCCTTCACGGCAAAGGGGCGGAGCACGCGCCCAGCGCCGCGTTCGAGTTTGGCGATACGCCGTTCGACGTCGCCTATGGCTGCGGCGAGCTCGGCATCGGTGCCGTAATTCACGGTCTTGCCGTCATAGCTGACCGAGCGTGTACCGCTGTAGCGCGCGGACAGCAGCGTGCTGTGGCGAAGCTTCAACTCGTCGAGGGTCATTTGTCATTCCATGTATTTAGGCGTGCTGATCTTCCAGCCGCGCCGCCGGGGCGTAGCAATCCGCCCCGCCCGAGGTTCGCTCGGTTTCTCGGGCTCAGTACCCTGAGCTTTGACAGTCGTTTCTACGCCGGCCTGTTTCTCCAACTGACGCCACATCCGTTCGTCAAAGCGGTCGGCGCCGAGGATCCACGCGGCGGCCCGCGCATAGACCCGTGCGTCCAGCGCTTCGTTCCTCTCGCGCATCTTTTGCCATTCCTGGCGGGCGTAGCCGCGTCGGTCGCGGATGGTGACCAGCTGTTCGGCCACCAGTTGCTTGAGCCATTCGCTGTCCGCCCAATCGGGCAGGTGGATCGTGCCCGCCGGTATCAGCGCCTCTGGCTCGGACGTCCGCTCTATCCGCAGATAGCGATACGTTTCCGCCTTGAAGGTGGCTGTAGCCACCGTCCAGAGCCGCGCCCCACGCTTGAGCTTCCGCCCATTCACGGTCGCATCGACAAAGGTAGGCCCCGACACCGGCGTCGCGCGGTTGAACCCTTCGAGACCTTTGACGGGCGCGACCTGCGATATCCCCTGCGGCCGCGCCCAGGCGTAGACCGCAGCGGTTTCATACCCGGTGTCGATGGCCAGCTTGGCAAGCGGCATAACCGCGCCGTTCTCATGCACCCAGGTTTGACCGAGCAGCTCTGTCAGCGCTTGCCAGCAAGCGGGATCACCAGGGCCGCCCGGAATGACGATGTGATCGACCAGCCAGCTCTCCAGACCTCGACCCCAGGCCCAGACGTCGACCTCGATCCGGTCCTTTTGGACGTCCGCCCCTGCGGTCAGGAACAACCCACACATCGGAACTTGCGCCGCATAGGCCTCGCGCCGATCCGCCAGCCGCTGCCATTCGGGCGCATCGCCACTCTCGACCCAAGTCTCGCCAAGGAGCGTGTTCCGCGCCGCGCGCAGCATTTCGTCCGAACCCTGCGCCGCCAACCAGTCTCGCGCGATCTGTTCCCAGCTTTTCCAGCCGATCGGCGAATAAAGTGCCGAGAGATGGAACCCAATCGCATTTGGATCGGCACTGGTCGCCGTTGCACGCCATTCGCCGCGTGCCAGCATGTCCGTCTTGTGGTGCTCCGCGATAGGGCGCTCGCATCCCTCGCAGGCGTAGGCTGCGGTTTCCGGCTTTCCTTTCGCCCAGCGCAGCCTCTCGAATTGCAACCACTGCCTATGGCCGCAATGCGGGCAGGGCACGAAATACCGCCGCTGGTCGCTGGCCTCGAACTCGCGCTCGATCCGGCTCAGCCCCCGGATCGTAGGCGTCGATACCATGAACACCTTGCGCCGATGCGCGAAGGTTGTGGTGCGCGCCTCTGCCAGCGTGACTGGGTCGCCCTCCTCGTCGGCCGAGGCCGGATAGGCATCGACCTCGTCCAGAAACACATAGCGCGCCGGCATCGATCGCAGGCCGGTGGCCGAATTGGCACCCGTCAGCACCAGAATGCCGCCGGGGAACTCCTTCGACAGCATCGAATTGCCCGCATCCCGCGAGCGCGCCGGCTGAACGCGTTCTTTCAGCGCCGGGCTGTCCTCGATCAGCGGATCGATCCGACCGCGCGAGGTGCGCTTGGCCATCTCCACGGTTGGCAGCACCGCCAGCATGGGGCCGGGCGCGTGATGGATCACGAAGCCGATCCAGTTATTGCCCGCTTCCGTGGCCCCGACCTGCGCGGCCTTCATGAAGCTGATGCGCTGCGCCGGGTGCCTCGGGCTTAGCGCATCCATGATCTCGCGCAGATAAGGGGCACGGGCCGTGCGATATCGACCAGGTTCTGCTGCCGCGCGCGACGACAGCCAGCGATGCTTGTCTGCCCACTCTGAAACCGTGAGGTCGGCGTCCGGTCGCATTCCCCGCCGCCAGGCGCGCAGGACGTCCTGGGCACCGTCAAACCCGAGATCGAGGCCTTCGGTCAGGTCGTGGTCATCTTCCCCTTCCCTGTCATGCAAGCGAGACCCTGAGGTCGGCCAGGGCGTCGAGCTGCTCTCGGACATGGGTTTCCAGCACCCTCTGTAAGATCGCAGTCTCGATCGTCACGGGTCTGCCCGATGCCTTCTCCATCTCTGCGGATAACTGCGCGGCCATGAGTGCTGCCACGCGGGTGGGCCAGGTGACCCAGGTGTCGCGCTCCTGGCGCGCGAGGCGAAACACCAGCGTCTCGGCGCGCGCACGGTCTACCAGTACGCCCTTCTTCTTCTGGATCGAGAGCTGGCGTTCCTGCGCCTGGTAAACGGTCAGCGCCGTGCGGGCCTTGATATAGGACGTGTTGTCGCCGGGGCCGGAGACGGCACTGGGAGCCATCGTTGGGCTCTCACCACCCGCGCCAAGCCCGCCCCGTGACCGTATCTGCTGGTCTGGATCGGTCATGCTGCCGCGCCGCGCGTCCGAGGCGGCGGCATTAATCGACCCATCTGCGAAGAGCACCAGCCGTCCGGTCTTGCGCGCCTTTTGGACCGCCCCGCGCGAGAGGCCCGCGTGCTCGGCATACGCGCGTTCGGACAAACCTTCCATGGTGTTTAGATTGGCCTCAACATATTGGAAATAAACAGTAAAAACGATCTATTTGAGTTGATTACACTCCCCGATAGAGCGATTCATGGGTCCAGAAAGCGGGTGCATCGTACCGTGTAAATACCGATCGGAGAGAGCCATGCGGGCACAGGAGAAGATGGGTCACAGCTCGATGAGTGAAGGGTGGAGGGAACACACCAGCCCCGCCCAGGAACGGGTGAACTGGGTGATGGACGAAGTGATGTCGGGGCGGATGAGCCAGGCCGACGGGATGGTCCAGATGGCCCGCGCCCAAGAGATGATGCGCGAGGAAGCCCGCGCGCGAACCACACACCCCGAACACCGCTGGGAGGACTGACCATGGCACGCCGCAAGCCCGCTGATCCCAAGGCCACCCGCGATGCTGAGCTTCTTGCGATCGCCCAGCGCCAGTTCCGCATCGAGACGCTGGAGACCCAGAACTGGGACCGGCTGGATTTCCACGATGTCGCCGTCTGGTCCATCCGCGCGGCGCTCGAGGAAGCCTTTGAGGCTGGACGTCGCGCAGGCGCATCGGAAACCCAACACTGAAAGGATCTGACCATGACTGCCATCACCACCATCCGTATCGATCACGCTGCCCTGCCAAACCACTTTGATCGCTCGCGCCCCGACGCGGTTGCCGAGGTCATCGAGGCCGAGCTGCGCGACGCAGGGATCATGGCCGCGGCCTCTGACGTGATTTCGCACATCAAGATCGAACTGCCGACCACCCAGCTTGCCGCCGCTAGCACCCTGCTGGCGTGCCTCCAGCTGATCTGAGGGCGCGACGATGAGCACACGCGCGCAGATCGCCATTCAAATTTGTCCCGAGGAATGGGCCCACACCTACGTCCACTTTGACGGTTATCCGTCCCACATGCTGCCCGCGCTGGCCCCATGGACGCCCGAGCAGATCCTCGCCGCCCGCGAAATCCGGCAGGTCCGGGCTGATGCGCTGGACTGTTTTGATCCGCCCCGAGCGCCCCGCATCCTGCCGCGCCCAACTTGCGAACTGTCCCATCTCTACGTCTGGCAGGACGGTAGATGGGTCGACGCGACGGCCTCTGCGGATTGATCATAAAGCAAGGTTATTACTCTGATTTTGCTACGTTAATCGGCCAGTCAGAGCGAATGTGATCGCACCAAAACGATGCAACTCACCTGAAAGGCCAAAGCCATGACCGACGCCACCGCCACCTTGATCGCCGACTTCCGCGCCGCCGCAGAAGAGATCGAAGCCCGCCTCGCGCCCAGCGCCTGCGCCACGATCGCCTCGCACAACTGGATCGTCATCGACGACTTCGGACCCCTGACATTCACGCTCGCGCCTGAGGGCAAGAAACACCGCGCCACCTGCACGGGTCATGGCAGCGCCCACAAGGTCAACCGCTTCACGAAGGCTGAAGCCAAGCGCCTTGCTCGCGCCTGCAACGCCCGCGCCGCCTTCTGGGCGGACGCCGCGCGCGAAGAGGCCGCCACGCTCCGCAACCTCATCGCCGCGCTCAAAGCTCTCAGCGCCGCCTGAGCCTTAACCGGCGGGGCCCAGCGCCCCGCCAGCCCCATCACGAGGTTCCCGACAATGACCACGCAGCCCTGCCTTCCCAGCCGCAACGAGGATTACGGCTTCTTCCGCACCCTGACTGTCTGCCCAGAGCGCGACCGCCGCAGCGCGGAGGTCTGGAACCTCGCTTCGCGGATGATCGCCGAAGCCATCCAAGCTGACAGCGAAGACGAGATGATCGGCATCCGCGACTTTCTCGACAGCAACATGGGGCGCCACTTCGCCGACGATGTCGTCGGCAACATGACCGGCTGCAACATCGGGCTCGAACCCGCCATCGCCGCTGCGATCCGCCGCTGGCAGGGTTGGCGCATCGACCGCAAGACCGAGCGCGAGCACGGCATCCCATCTGGGCTGCCGTATCTGACGGGCTGGGCGCAGCACTTCGCCGTCACCGCCGCGATGGCCGAGAGCGACTGACCCATTCCTGACACTCCCATCACGACAGGAGGCCGAGATGCCCAAACTCACCGACACCCAGACAATCATCCTCAGCCGCGCGGCCACGCGCCCCGACAATCTGGCGATGCCGCTGCCCGAAGGGCTGGCTGGCGCAGCCGCGAAGATGGCGGTCGCCAAGATGATCGAACGCGGTTGGCTCGAAGAGGTCGAGGCCAATCTGCGTCGTGGCGAGCCCCTCTGGCGCGAGACCGGTGACGGTCATGGCACCACGCTGATCGCCACAGAAGCTGGCCTCGCCGTGATCGGCATCGAGCCCGTCGTCGCGACGACCATGACCAATTTGCGCAAGGCAAAGCTGGAGTTGGTCTCGGCGCCGAAAAACGCTGCCGAAACACCAGCGGACCCTGGCATTCCGAAGCCTGTTGTCATCCGCGCAGGCACCAAGCAGGCGGCGATCATCGCGCTCCTGCAGCGACCCGAAGGCGCCTCTATCTCCGAAATTTCCAACATGACCGGATGGGCGCCGCATTCAGCACGCGGCATGATCGCTGGTGCCCTAAAGAAGAGGCTCGGTCTGCAGATCAGCACCAGTTCCCAAGACAAGCGTGGACGGGTTTATCACATTTGCGACTCAAGATGATGTGGCTGAAGTCACTGCTCTGTCTAAATGTCGTTATGCCCTTGCGAATCGCAGCGTTGAAGCCGACAAACGAGCAAGGTTGACCGCCTGTCGACCTGTAGCTTTTGCGGTTGCCGACCGCGAACATGCCTCAACTTTCAGGGTCAGCTTCGGCTGTCCCTTTTTTCATTTGCCGGTCCAGCGTTCAAACGCGCGCCGCAGGGCATAGCTGCGCATTAGCGAGATCCCTGTGAACAAAGAGCCGATGGCAAGGTTCTCACCAAAGCTGGGGTGAATGCCAAACCATGGGAACACCAGGATTTGCGTGACCACCGCCAGCACATAGCCTACCGCGACATTGGTGAAGGCCTCGATCAGCGACAGCCGGCGCGATTGGGTCATGCAGCCAATCGCTGTGACTTGAGGGTTGCAAAGGTCTCGCCGCTGTCCAGCAAGACTGCCTCCTCGCCTGTGAAAGCCTGCCAGCGCTCGATGGCCACATCTACGTAGACCGGGTTCAGCTCCACCCCGTAACACAGGCGGCCAGTTGTCTCGGCTGCGATCAGCGTGGTGCCAGAACCCATGAAGGGCTCATAGACTGCCTGACCGGGGCTTGAGTTGTTCAAGATCGGGCGGCGCATGCATTCGACGGGTTTCTGTGTCCCGTGCACTGTGGCTGCATCCTGGTCCTTGTTGGCAATCTGCCAGAGCGTGGTCTGTTTGCGATCACCCGCCCAGTGGCCCTTACCCTTGGCCCGCACCGCATACCAGCAGGGCTCGTGCTGCCAGTGATAATCCCCGCGGCTGAGGACCAGCCGGTCCTTTGCCCAAATGATCTGCGACCGGATCGCGAAGCCGGCGGCGATCAGGCTGTCCGCAACCGTGGCCGCGTGTAAGGCGCCATGCCAGATATAGGCGACATCACCGGGAAAGAGCGACCAGGCCTCGCGCCAGTCCGCGCGGTCGTCGTTCAACACCTTGCCCGTGCGTTTCGTCTTTGCAGCTCCGGCTTGGTTGCGCCAGCTGGGATCATATTCCACCCCATAGGGTGGGTCAGTCACCATCAGGAGCGGCTTCACGCCGCCCAAGAGACGCCCGACGACGTCGGCGCTGGTGCTGTCGCCGCAGATAAGCCGATGCGAACCCAGTTGCCAGAGGTCACCCGCCACCGACACCGGGGTAACCGGGGGCTCGGGGATGTCGTCCTCGCCTTCTGTCGAACCGTTGTCTACTTCATCGACGCCCTGCGCTGCCCTTAACAAACCGTCGAGAAACTCGGGCGAAAATCCCAGCAGGTCCGTGTCAAAGCCCAGCGCCTGCAGGCAGATCACTTCCAGACCCAGATTGAGCTCATCCCACTCCGCCATATCTGCGACGCTGTTGTCCGACAGGCGCAGAGCGCGGCGATGATCCT